CTCCAATTATCTTGAATTGATTTACCTGTAATGCTGTAATACTTTTCTTTCCAGTTGTCTTTGTATTCGTTCTGGCAGTATCGTTTGATAGGATCATCATACTCACCAGCAAAAAAATAACTAAAAATGGACTCAATAATTTTAAACATTCATAACCTCTCTTTATATAAAACATATACAAATATTTATTGAGAATGACTATGTGCTTAACACATTAAGATTGCAAGGTCTCTATGTGATTACAACATAGTATGTTTTGAGGTAAAAAACTACTACATCTATAATTCCTTGGTCTTATAAGTATGGGTGTGCTTCCCTCAGAAACCCCTCCAAGCTAGCGCTAAGTAGGATAAAGAAGGATGTATTCAATAGTGGTCTTGTGATAGTTGTATTATAGCATAGTGTATTACTTTCAGAAGGTCATTCTTATTCTTACCTTCCTTCTTGCCATATCGTTGAGCATACTTTAGTATATTGCCCATACAGAAACCTGTACCATGACCTTGGTCGATGATAGTTTCTGTTGCTTGTTTAGTTACATCTTGAGCATAATGTGATTCATAGGTCTTATCAACATATTCTTTTATTTCTTTAATTATTTTACCTTCATTAAATTTATAGTCTGGCATGTATTTTTTCTTTCTGTTGTTTAGTTATTGTCATAGGAACGTGTTTCACTATTTTGTTTCGAATTGAGTTTGAATCTAATCCAAGTAATTTACAATATTGTATAAATTGTGGATGGTTACTCATGATCCAATCTATCGCTGCTGTTTTATGTTTGAGATACTTTTTACTTGTACCTGTATAGGCAGCGTCTTCGATTGCTTGTGTTAATATAGTTGATATAAAATTTTCTTCTGGTAGCATAATATAGTTTCCTTTCAATTAAACTTGTTTAAGATTTAGTCCGCCGATAGAATAAATAAATTCTTCGGCATCTTGTTTTGAATTGATACCTTCAAGAGATAACATTTCATCAGTATTTTGCATTTTTAATAATGCTTGGTCGTTAGTTAAGATACCTTGTTCGATATCAGTTTGGATAGTTTCTAAAAATTTAGTGGCACTATCCCATGCCCAGTTTTTTACTTTACCCATTATATACCTCCTCGTGTATTGTGTTTGTATGGTTTACATAAATTTTTTGTATTGTTGCATTAGGTTTGATTTTATCAAATTTTGAATAAAGGTGTTGCAATCTTTTTGCTTCTATCTTTTTCACGGCATCTTTGCCCCAAGCAGTTTTGTATAATATTGTATATAATCTCATTATGCAGCCTTTCTAGGTTTGAAAGATGCACATACGGTTTCTCTAGTGCAGAAATAACCATTATGATCGAAATACCACATCTCATTCCATAATTTTTTATTTTTATAGATTAATGTTATCATATGCTCACGTGGCATAGTATCTAACATATCAATAAAGTTAGCAGCGGCAATAAATTGATTGCCACCGATTAAGTTTGCTGCGGTCTCATAATCTTGACCGTCCATATCGTCATGTTTAAATCTTAATAAGTCTTTTTTTACGTTTTTTGTGTTTATCATAGTTATACTATACACTAAAAAAGGTATGATTGCAAGAGAAATCGGGCGGAAAACCCGAAAATCGGGCATTTTTTGGGTTTGTTGCAAAAATACAACACTTTTGTTCGCTGTTTGTTCTAATTTAATAAATTTTTTGGTATTTTTATAGGATCCAAGTCATGCTTTCCGTCTTTTATTGACCGAATTGCCGTTTCTAACATTTTTTCGGCGCCTTCACGCCCAAATTGTGCCACATAACAATCTATAGCAGTTTTGAAAGTGATTGCTACCGCTTGGGACATCACTTCGGTGTGTTTTGTCAATAATTCGAAAAGTTCTGCTTGAATTTCAAGCATTACCATTTGGTCTTCATCTAAATTTTGCATAATACTAAGATTATAACATATCCTAAACGATTTGTAAAGCACTTATAAATAGTTTAGTTAAGTTTATTAAAAGGAAAGATATGTACGAGTATAAATGCAAAATTAGAAAAGTTGTTGACGGAGATACCGTTGATATTGATATTGACTTAGGTTTCGGTGTCTGGCTCAATGATGAAAGAGTAAGAATTATAGGCATTGATACTCCTGAATCAAGAACTAGCGATAAAGTCGAAAAGATTTTTGGTTTAGCTGCAAAAGAGAGAGTGAAACACCTATTAGGTGATGGCGCTACTCTAATATCAAAAGTTAAGGGTGATGGTAACGAAGAAATGCGAGGCAAGTTCGGTCGTATTCTTGGTGACTTTAGAACACCACAAGGTGATTTACTCACTTCTAAATTAATGAAAGAAGGACACGCTGTTGCTTACTCAGGTGGTAACAAGGAAGTAATTCAAACGAAACATTTAGAGAATAGACGAAGATTAGTCAACGAAGGTAAGATTGATGTTGAAGGTATGGAAATAACCAAACCTGCATTAGTACAAAAACCAATCGTTGAAGAGGTTGTTGAAGAAGTTTCAAAACCAGTTAAGAAGAAAAAGAAAACTAGTAAAAAGAAATAGGAGATTATTATGGGATTTTTATCAAAGTTATGGGAGAATTGGGGCAAAGGCATCAATGCAGGACCAACAACAGAACCAGCAAAGAAAGCGCCAACAATTAAAAAAGTAGCAAAGAAAAAAACAAAAAAGAAAACTACTAAGAAGAAAAAATAATGGGTAAAGCAGTTACAAGAGTTGGATTAGATAAACATATAGGCCATTTAAGTCCTACACCTAATCCTTTTCATCAAACTGCTTATGCAACTGGCTCACCTGATGTTTTTACTAATGGTGCAAAGACAGTTAGAATTGATGATATTACAACCTGTACAGATCCAGCAACAGGTGGGTCGTCAACAGTATTTGTAAATGGTAAGGGTGTTCATAGAAAAGGTGATGCAACAGGCGGTCATGCAAGTTTTGTGCCTAATGCTTCAAACTCTGGATCAGGTGATGTGTTTGCAGGATAATGATATAAATATTACACAGGAGATATTAATTAATGTCAAGGTATGACGCTACACAAAATAACGAAAGTCAAAGAAGTTCTAGAGTTTATAAGGACTTGAATTTAGGTTTTCAACAAAACTCTGCTACGAAAGATATTCAGAAAATAACTGACGTAGAAGCGGTAAAAAGAAGTGTACGAAATTTAATTAATACAAATCATTATGAGAAACCTTTTCATCCTGAGATAGGATCTAATTTAAGAGCGATGCTATTTGAAAACATCACTCCACAAATGAATCATATAATATCAAAACAAATTGATATTTTAATTAGAAATTTTGAACCAAGATGTAGATTGGTACAAGTGAATACACAACCCGATTTAGACAGAAATAGATATGCTTGTCAAATATCTTTTTATGTGGTTAATCATCCAGAACCAGTAACAGTAGAATCCTTTTTAGAAAGATTAAGATAACATGGCAACTAAATTAGAAATATCAGAACTAGATTTTGATGGTATCAAAGCAAACCTAAAAACTTTTTTAAGTCAACAAGACGAATTTACCGACTATGATTTTGAGGGGTCTGGTATGTCAGTTTTACTTGATGTTCTAGCATATAATACACATTATCTAGGATACAATGCGAATATGTTAGCAAATGAAATGTTTTTAGATAGTGCTGATTTAAGATCAAGTGTAGTATCAAAAGCAAAACAAGTGGGATATACTCCTACAAGCTCTACGGCAGCAACAGCAGTAATTGATGTTGTTGTTAATGATGCTGTAGGCGCTTCGCTTACCATGTCAAGAGGAACTAAATTTACAACAACGGTTGATTCACAATCATATTCTTTTTTGAATAATGCTGATGTGTCAATCACACCTGATAATGGTGTTTATAAATTTAGTAATTTAGAAGTTAGAGAAGGAACATATTTAAATTTTAAATATACAGCAAGTTCATCTGATCTTGATCAGCGATTTATAATACCAAATGATAATGTTGATACAACAACATTGACTGTTAAGATTCAGGAATCTTCTTCGGACTCTACAACAAACACTTACACATTAGCAAATGGTATTACAGGATTAAGTAACACATCTCAGGTTTATTTTTTACAAGAAGTTGAGAACAGTAGATATGAAGTTTATTTTGGTGATGGTGTATTAGGAAAAGCAATCGCTGATGGTAATATTATTATACTAGATTATATTACTTGTAATCAAGATTTACCAAATGGTGCTTCATCATTTACATTATCAGGAGATATTGGTGGTTTTTCAAGCACAACAATTACAACTATAAGTAATTCTAATGGTGGTACTGAACCAGAATCAATTTCATCAATTAAATATAATGCACCAAGAGATTACGGAACACAAGATCGTGCTGTTACAGCTGAAGATTATAAAGTTCTTGTTAAAAGTTTATATGCAAATGCACAAGCCGTTCAAGTATATGGCGGCGAAGATGCTGCTGTGCCTTCTTATGGTAAAGTTTTTATTTCAATCAAAGCAAAATCAGGTACTAATTTAACAACAGCAACAAAAAATAGTATTGTTCAAAGTTTAAAACAATATGCCGTTGCTTCAGTTCGACCTGAAATTATAGATCCAGAAATAACTTTCATTCGTTTAACAACTGAATTTAAATATGATTCTGATAAAACAACTAAAGATGTTTCGACTTTAAGAACAGATATCTCAAATACCATAGCACTTTATAATCAAGATGAGTTACAAAACTTTACTGGTCTTTTTAGATATTCAAAACTACTTGAAGCAATTAACAATGCCGACACATCTATATTAAGTAATATTACAACTATTAAAATGTTTAAGACTATAACACCAACTTTAAGTTCAGCGTTGAAATATACTGTGTCATTTAATAATGCATTTTATAATCCACATAGTGGTCACAATGCAACTGGCGGTGGTGTCGTATCATCAACAGGTTTTAAAATTAACAATGATGACTCAACCAACGAACATTTTTTAGATGATGATGGTGCAGGTAATGTACGAGTTTATTATTTAAGTGGCACTACAAGAGTTTACACTAGTTCAACCTTTGGCACAGTTAATTATACAACTGGCGAGATTGTTCTGACCTCAGCAAACATCACAAGCATTTCAAATGTAGATGGCGCTACTAGCACTATAATTAGAGTATTTGCTATTCCTAGTTCAAATGATATTGTACCTGTTCGTAATCAAG